AATAAACCCGCAAAAAAATATCGCGGTCAAGGCAGATGAAAAAGATTTTTCAAATATTTCAGGGCGACAAAGGCGAATTCAGTTCCAAACGATTTGTTGGGATTGTCGGATCATTCATTTTGTTTGGCACAATGGCCCACAATTCATTGTCACCCCAAGACATCGCGCCATCCAAAGAATTGGTTGAAGCGGTTGAATGGATTGTGATTTGTTGTTTGGGATTCACATCCATCGACAAATTTGCAAACACCAAAAACGATGCGGAAAGTTGATTTGACCATTTTGTTGTTGGTGTTGTTGTTTGTTGGTGGGTTCGCCTATATTCATTTTGCAGTTCCAAAACAAACCAATGTTGTTCATGGCCCGGCCATCAGAGTTGTTCAAAAAGAATTCGACACATTGCAAATCATCAAAAACAAATACAAAACACTACATGACACGCAAATATTTATTCAAAGCAAATATGAAACACTTTTTGTGGCTTATCATGGCGATACAAGTTGCGCAGCCACACGCCGCATCATCGCAATGCATCGATTCCTTGACAGTTGCGGAAAGTAATTTGTATTTATTAAAAGGCGCGGAGGCACGCGAACAATTGGCGTTGTGCCGGGAATATCGCAAAATTGATTCCGAGGTCATCGCACAACAAGAACGAATCACAAACAAATTGTTGGATGAAATCAAAAAGCGTGACGAACGATTTCACCAGCTGCGCAAAGTGACAATTGCATTGGGCGTTGGTTTAATTATCTTTGTATTGTTATGATTACAATTGCAGATTTGAAACGCACAATGGCCGCCAAAGGTTATGCATTTTTTGAAAATGGGGATTTCAATTTAAACATCATTGGTGTTCGAAATTCAGCAACCGGGCAAAAGGTCACAAACGCATTTGATGACAAAATCATTGTTGCTTACAAAGAAAAGGACAATTGGTTTATCAAAGAATGGGCAATCACAACCGACAATGGCGCGGGGACGGCCCGAATGAAGCCCGGGCAATATCGCGGATCACATCACATCGGATTGCATCAGGGCAAATATGAAGCGTTGAAACAATGTGGCCCGGTGACTGTATTCCGTGATGACATCAAAGATGGCGTGTATAATGAGAACGCAACGCAAACGGGCGTGTTTGGCATAAACATTCACAAAGCCGGTGTTGATTCAGTTCAGGTCAACAATTGGTCCGAAGGTTGTCAGGTGTTTAAACGCACCCAAGATTTCAACCAGTTCATGTTGTTAGCAAAAAAAGCGGCCGCCTTGCATGGCAACCGCTTCACATATACTTTGATTACTTCAAACGATTTCGCGTTGAAATAGGGTTATTTGCCCATTTTCGCGTTGTTTGCGGCAATGTCGACCACTTCATCGGCAGAATATAACCCCATCATGATTTCGGGGGCGTATAAACGACCAAAAAAAGCCGCCGCCCTATATTTTAACATCAATTCGGGCATTGTTTTCCATTTTGATCCGGGTTTATCCAACCATCCTTCCAACTTTGCCATTTCCATCGTCACCGTTGGGCCTTCCAAAATTGCGCCTGATTGTTTATCCATTGTGACGGCCTTGCATGATGTTGGTGTTGATTCAAACCGCAGCGTTCCAAATCGCCCGCATGAATTTAATGAGGCGATGATAAATGATGAACCCCATGATGGTCGTCCGTGGATGATGTGCAAATTTTGCATGACCATCAAAGGCGATGCGTTCATCCGGTGGGCCATTTCTAATGCCACCATCGTGTTTGCAATGTTTCCTTTGTACTGATTCGGAACAAGGTCGGATGATGACAATAATTTGGCGATTCTTTGGGCGTGTTCAAATTGCGCCGGGGCAAACACTTGACCGGATTCACCAGTTGTGTTGCTGTTGATGATTGTTAATTCGTTGTTTTCCATTGTTCAGCAAATATACACAATGTTGCAAATGTCAACAAAGGATGCGCGATATTTGCGCAGATTCATCCAAACTTATCGTTGTTTCATCATTGTTGATTTAAGGGGCGGCCGCCGATGGTTGCCCCTTTTTTCGTTCAATACGAAAATTTTTTAAAAAAATGTCACAAATGTTTTTTTGTTTGCAAAATGTGTTTTAACATTGCATCAACAATTAAGAAAAACGACATGGATTTAATCTACCTTATCATTTTAACGCCCATTACCATTGCGGTGATGTATGGCGCGCATTGCATCAAATTGAATTCAAAGCGATTCAACGAAATGCCGGAGGCCAAACTGTATCAATTTGAACGCGATGAATACATCCCGGAATTCAATGAATTCACGCAAATGTTGGTTCAACGCAGAATGTACAAAGGCAAAAACAAATAAAACAACGATAATGATTTACATTTTTTTAACCATCAGTTGCGTCACCGCATTCATTTTGTGGTTGATGTACAATGCCAGTCGCGCGCAAGTTCGCGGCCTTGAAAAAAGCGTTTGGAAACAAAACAAAGTCATTTTTGACAATGAATCAAATTTGATGGCGCAGAAATCGCAGATTGCCGGATTGACCGACAAATTGCACACATTTTCAAATTTGTATCAGGATGTTCAACGGAAATACGAAGATTCGATGATCCGTGATGCCGCCATCCGTGAAAAAGCCCGCATTGCAAAACAAAAGCAACGCGCAAAGAAAAAGGAGGCCGGCAAATGAGCGCAAAAATAATGGCGTTCATGCGCCAAATAAACGAAGGCAAAGTTGAAACCAACCGCGCCAAAATCTTTGTTGCAATCCAAAAATGGAATTGCGTTTCCACAAAAACATTGATTGACAATTTCGGATTGCACCCGACCGTTACATCGGTTTTGTCATCACTTGAATCAGATGGTTTGATCCGCAAATGTGGGGAAATCGAAATTGGTGGGCGCGTATTTTCACAATGGGCGGCGCATTCCAACATTGATGGAATCATGGCGCATAAACGCGACATCGAAGAAAAGAAAAAGGCGCAATGGATAAAACGGGCGCAAAATTCCGGATGGATTGACAATCAAGTTGCGTATTTTTTAACAAAACATGTATTGGATGGAAAATAAAGTCATGACACCAATGGCCCAGTTGATTGAATTCATGGAGGCATTTGAAAAAGTAAAATTCAGGGATTCAGAAAAGGAATATTGGTTGATGAAAGAAAAGATTGAAAACCAAATGGCCTACAATGCCGGTTTCAGTTTTGCCCACAAAAGATGCAAACAAAAGTTTATTTGGTCACATGAATTATGAGTTGGAAAATCATTTTATTAATACAATTGCACATTTTGGTGGCGTATGTCATCGGGTATAAATTAGGGAAACAAGATGCAAAGAATCACGGAAATGGTTGAAATCGCAATTGGCGATGAACCAACAATCACAAAAACACAATTAAAAGCCATTTTAAGCGTAATTAAGGACACCGAAACGAAAATTTTGGTTAAGGTACACAAAGACGGTAAAAACACAATTTTAAGCAATGAAACAAGCCACAACGCAATCAAAAGATTATTTTCGTGAATTTGTCAAAGAACGCAGCAAAAACGCTCGATTGTCATTAGACATAATTCGAATGCGTGACCAGTACGAACGCGAAATCGCTACATTAAAAAATGAAATTATTTATCCCAAAGTAAAATTCAAAACAACATTGGACATTCAACATGAAAACGCCGTTAGCCGGTTAGATTTGATGAATCAGGTGTTGCAATGTCTTTGCGAAGTTGGATCAATGACACCGGGAAAAATAATGGGTCGATTGCGCGAAGGTGATGTCATAATGATTCGGCACATGTATTCATTCATTTTGCGCCGTCATTATCATTTTACATTCGAGCAAATCGGCAACAAATTAGGTCGCGACCATTCGTCAATCATTCACGCCGTGAACACATTTGAATCATGGAAAAAAACCGACCGACATGCGCGCCAGCTGTACAAAAAAGCGTTGGAAATTTTAAAATTGGAAAGCGATGGAGAAAGCGAGTAACACATACAAAGAACGCCAAACAGTCGCAAACATGTCGGAAATGTGGTTTGTTGATTACATGGAATCGGTTGGAATGCCAGTTCAAAGGGTTGGGTTTAACGAAAAAGAAATGAACATCAATGGGTTTTGGAACATTCATCGGTTGATCCGGTCATTGCCTGATTTTGTATATTTCAACGCCAAAAAACAACGCATGATGTATTTCCATATTAAAGGAACAAATAAGATGAAAATTGACGATGTTATTAATTACAGCGCATTTGAATTCCTTTTTGGTTTGAATGCTGATTTGTTCATTGTTTTTATGTTTGAACCGGGCAAGCCAATCAAACGAACCATGCGCCAAATACGGGAAATGATGACCGGATTGACAATCGCAAAATGGCATGATGGCAAACAATATGTTGCATTGAATTTAAAACAATTAGATGGCAAAGGATAAAAAATCATTTGTGTTGTATTGCGATATTATACACACAATCGAACAATTAACGGATGAGCAAGCCGGACACTTATTCAAACATGTTTTGTATTATGTGAACGACCTGAATCCCGACACCGATAATGTCATCACCAAAATTGCATTTGAACCAATCAAACAACAATTGAAACGCGATTTGGTGCGATACGAAAAAATCCGTGAACGCAATTCTTTATCCGCACGCATGCGATGGGATGCGAACGCATGCGAACGCATACCAAACGATGCAAAAAATGCCGATAATGATAATGATAATGATAATGATATAAATATAGTATTGGAACAAAAAGCCAAAAAGCCAAAAAGGTTCACAAAACCGCCGGTTGATGATGTGCGTCAATACATGGCCGAATTAAACATGAACGACATGTCACAACGGTTTGTTGATTACTACGAATCAAATGGATGGAAAGTTGGCAAAAATCCGATGAAGGATTGGAAAGCGGCCGTAAGAACATGGAAACAACAAAACAATGATAAACAACCAAAACAAGAATCTTTTTACAAACCCTTAAAATTTGACTAATGATGTGGATCGAAGAAATTAACCAAAACACCGCCGTGGTGGTATTCAACGGCAACCATTTATTCACCGGAACATGGTATGAATGTTCGCTATTTATCAAACAATACAATGAGCAATAAAAAAACAACAATGTTGACACCGCAACAAAAAGCCAACCAGTTAATCAATAAATTCCTTTTTGTCAATTCAGAATCAGTTGAATTGGTGACGGGTGAATGTGATGTGATTTTTTCATTAAACAAAAGCGATGCGATTGAATGCGCGTTGATTCATGTCAATGAGTTAATCGCAGAAATGCGCGATAATGAATTAAATTTCCAAATAAAAACACCGCATGGCGTGTTTGTTTATTGGGATGTCGTGAAACACGAAATCAAACAAAAACAATGAGCAACAATAAACAAAGTATGAAACTATACACAGAAGAACAAGTATTTAAGGCTATTCAAATGGCAGACAAATATCATTATCTAATAACATCAGAAGAATGTGATATTGTAAACTCACTAACCCCCATCGAACTACCAAGTGATGAGGAGATAGAGAAAGAATCTTTTGATTTGTACGCAAATCACAACACATACTCACTTAATGTTCGTCAATACAAAGCATTTAAGCGTGGCGCAAAATGGATGAGTGATAAAATACAAGGAGGTAACAAATGAAAACATTCATTATCACAATTGAAATCGAACACACCGACCGTCAATTCAATTCTTATCCGGTGCAAACATTCATTGCGGAAATTGGTTCACCAGCTGCAAATTGGGTCAAAACAATGAAAAAAGCATTTCGGGAAACAACATTGGGTGAAAAAGCCGAATCGATTACCGTTGAATATGCGATCCGCGAACAAACAAACCATGTCCGAATTGTCATGAGCAATGTTAACAACATCGACAAATGGCGCGTGTATGTCAATCAGGAATTGAAATTTGAATCCGAAAATTACACACACGCATTGGCAATTGCACAATACTACAAACAACAATGACCAACGAAGAATATATTATCAGTCAATTAGCGTTTTATTCTGAATTGCATCATCATTTGCCAAAGATTCAATCAAAATGGTTTACAAATAAATCATTGGGCAAAATAGTTAAAGCGATGCGCATTGTCTATGAATCAGGCGAAACCGTCAACCCGTTCACCATTCGGAAATATTTGGATCGAGCGGAAACAATATTGGCCGCGCAATTATCGGCCGCATGTTCGGGATTGCCATCAATCAAAAATCAGGTCATCGAACTACAATACAATTTTGTTTTAAACAATATCAAAAACCGGATCATTGGTTTGAATTTTGACGGTGGGTTGATTGAAGCAAAGGCGCAATTGCAATCAATAATTGATGAAGCACAAATTGACATTGGCCATGAGCCGAAAGACATCAACGCCGTTTCCAAAGATGTCATGACCAACATTGTCGATGCAATGTCGCGCGGCAACCAGTTGACCGGAAAACCATCAGGTTGGCGCAAACTTGACAAAGCGATTGGAGGTTACAACGCCGGTGACATGATTGTTGTGGCCGGTCGCCCCGGAATGGGAAAGACGGCCATCGCCTTGACATTTGCCCATGATTTCGCGTTGCGTAATGGCCGCGCATTGTTCCTATCATTGGAGATGTCAAACGAACAATTGGCCAAACGCTATGTTTCATTGATTGGTCAAATACCAAATGGACGCATTCGCAATCATTCATTGTACAAAGAAGAAATTGACAATGTTCAACAATTCCTGAATACACCACCGATGACATTCCACATTGATGACGACCCGGACACATCATTGCAGATGATCCGCGGCAAATGTAAATTGCACAAAGCAAAACACGGGTTGGACCTTGTAATCATCGATTATATACAATTGATTCGCGTAAACAAAAGCCATTCGCGCGAACAAGAAATCGCAGAGATTTCACGCGGGTTGAAGTTGATGGCAAAGGAATTGAAATGCACCGTGATGATATTGGCGCAGTTGTCCCGTAAACCGGAGGAACGCGCCGACAAACGCCCGTTGTTGTCTGATTTGCGTGAATCAGGTGCAATCGAACAGGATGCGGATGTTGTGTTGTTTCCATTCCGTCCGGCCTATTATGACAAAGAACAACCGCCAATTGAGAATGCCGAACTAATCATCGCAAAGAATAGGCACGGGGAATCAGGGGTGATTGATGCGACCTTCGATGGCAAGTTGACAAAGTACACCGAAGTCGTTTCATGAAACACGGATCGTTGTTTTCAGGAATTGGCGGGTTTGATTTAGCCGCGGAATGGATGGGATGGGAAAATGTTTTCCATTGTGAATGGAATACATTTGGGCAAAAAGTATTGAAACATTATTGGCCAAAGGCCGAATCATTTAACGACATAACAAAATCAGATTTCACAAAATATGCAAACACAATTGACATTCTCACCGGCGGATTTCCATGCCAACCATATTCATCAGCCGGCAAACGCTTGGGCAAAGAAGACGAACGCCACCTTTGGCCGGAGATGTTGCGAGCAATACGGGAGATTGCCCCGCGTTTCGTGGTGGGCGAAAATGTTCGCGGACTCACTAATTGGAATGGGGGATTGGTATTCGACGAGGTGTGCGCTGAGTTGGAGAATCTTGGGTATCAAGTCGCGCCCGTTGTTATACCTGCGTGCGGTGTCAACGCGCCACACAAACGCGAACGAATTTGGTTCGTTGCTGCCAACACCAAATGCAAGCCCACGCGAAGTGACCGAGGAACAAACGATGAAGCGCAAGGAGATGTATGGAGGGGAAACACGGGCGATGTATTTGGAACACTTTGCAATTCTGGGGTTACTACCAACACCAACATGCAGCGACAAAAATGGAAGCGGAAGCAAGGAGGCATTGGAGAAAAGAGGGAGAGGGGAACGGAACGATTTGGGCAGTTGGGCAACAATGAACACCGATGGGAAAAATTCCCAACTCAATCCCCGATTTGTGGGGGAAATGATGGGATTCCCAGACAATTGGACAACATTACCTTTTCTAATTGGAGACAAGAATCAATAAAAGGTTACGGCAATGCCATTGTTCCCCAGGTTGCGTTGGAGATATTCAAAGCCATTGAACGCGTTGACAATGAGATGTTGTAATTGTTTGATGAAATTTTAATATAACTTTGCATCATGCCGACATTCCCATCAAAAAAGATTCAGAACAAAGAAGTTCACACGGCGCATCGTCATCGTGAACCACGGTATCACACAACCGCATGGCGCGCGTTGCGTCAATCGGTATTGCGTGACGAACCTTTGTGCCGTCAATGTCGTGACAATGGCATCATCAATGTTGCGCAAATGGTTGACCATATCAATCCCGTTCGATTGGGCGGATCGTTCAACGATGTCGACAACTTGCAACCGCTGTGTAATTCATGCCACGCAAAAAAGTCAGGCAAGGAATCACGATTGTAATTGTATTACGAACCGGTTCATGTATATTTGCAAAATGGAAGAATGGAAATTAATTCAAGAACATCAAAGTTTTGAAATCAGCAATCATGGTAGAATCAGAAAGATAAAAACGCAAAAGATTATGAAACCATCATTGAATGATAAAGGTTATTTGCTTTTTAGAACAAAACACAATAACATCACAATGAAATCAACTGTTCATCGTTTAGTTGCGAAATATTTTATTGAAAATCCAAACGACTATGGATGTGTCAATCACATTGATAGCAATCGACAAAATAATTTTGTTTCCAATCTTGAATGGTGCAATAAACAAATGAACACGGATCACGCGGTTAATGTTGGAAGGATACCAAGAAGGGCGGTTATTAATTTAGATTCTGGAATGAGATTGCGAAGCGTGTATGAGTTGAGCAAACATTTGGGTTGGTCGCTATCAAAGACGAAACATGTCATTAGTGGGCGCACCAAGAACACCACATGTTGGCGGTATGTTGACCCCATACCCCCCTTTGATTCCCACACGGATGCACGGTTAAC